CCCACCGCCAAGACGGCAGGGAGTGCGCCGGTACCGACAGCGGTGAACTTCATCCGTGACAGACCGTTGACGACGGCTGTCGACGCGACGAAATCAGCCGTCGGCAGCAAGGCGTACATGATGGCGCCAACGTCTGAGCCGACAAGCAAGGCGACTTCACGGACCGTCGAGACGGCGCCCGCGTTGACGTCGGACCCAAGGAGCGGGACCATCGCGGCGTCCGTGAGCTCACCCGTCAGGGCAGGCGACGTCGCACCGATCAGGACTTCGCCTTCGATGGTAAACGACTTGCCATCGCCAGCACCGCACACACCACCCAAGCGACCGTTGCCGCCGATGGTGTCGACGTCGCGGATCTGCGTTGCGTTGCTGTAGTTGATGGAGATGTTGCTGGCGAAGTATTCCACGCCGTCGATGAGCAAGCGCACACGGTCGGCGACGATGGGTGAGCCAGCCGTCGGCTCGGCATGGGCCGGGTCCGCCTCGGCAACGTCAGCCCATGAGGTCGGAGAAAACACCGAAGACATGCCGACGATCTGCCCACTGGCGAGCGACAGCGCCATGCTCATTGGAGCACAACCGAAATAGTCACGACGCCATGACTCGCCCTCGCCAGTCAGGAACGCGTGGACGTGATGCGTCACGCTATCGGCCACCGTGTAGACGGCCATCCGAAAGACCGTTGCTGCCGTCGTCGGGGTGCCGGTGTAGGGGTGTTGCAGTGTGACCGTCGTCGTCGCCCCGCCGCCGCCAGATTCGACACGACCCATCTGAATGCCCGTCGTTGACGCGAACGCAATCACAGCGCCGTTCTGCACGTTTGCCGCCGCCGTGAACGCGACGATTCCCGATGCCGGAGTGTGACCCGCCGCCGCGATGGTGGGAGCAACGCCAACAGTTGCAGGCGCAACTGCGCCGAACATCGACTGCAACAGCAGCCCTTGTTCCATCTTCGCTTCCCATGCTGCGACAGCCGCGCCGCTGTTGCTGTCGACGCCGCGAAACTCCGTCGCCAGCGTGATGTCCGCAACGTCCTGAGCACCGCGTGCATGGGTGTACCGGCGTCCGCCCTGTGACCGCAGATTGCGAGCAAGTGCCACGCGATTGCGTGGGTACAAGCCCGCAACGTCGTCAGTGCAGCGCAACGGAAACAACGTGCCGGGGGTGCCCGTGAACGTCGATGAGTCAGAGTGCAGAGCGTGGCGGACTGTCAGCAGGCGGGATACGTCGGTCATTGGCGATACCTCACAGAGAGAGAGATGCGGAGGCGTCGAGCGCCAGTGATTTGCTCGACGACGAACGGGGCTAGCGTGTTGTCCAGAGTAGCGATGCGTTCAATCGTCGACGTCGGTCGAGCCCAGTTGGCTCCGTCGAGCAGCGCATAAATGATGCGCGTGGCGTCGTCGACGACAGCTAGGTCAATCTCCGAGGTGTAGGCGACGTCATCGGGGTACTCGACGACAAGGTCGCACATGACACGCCAACGAGAGGCAAGCGGTTGCGTCACGTCTTCAGGCGCGCCCGACGTGGTGCGAATCCAAAAGCGCCGCGATGACCCGACGGCGGCAAGGTCGGAACCCGTGGGGTCTTCCTTGAATGACGGCGCCAACCCACGCGTGCGCACAACAGGCGCGACGCCCTTGATGATGGCGACCACTTGGGCACGCGCCAGCGCCCAAGTCATCGCGTCACCATGATCTTCTGCTTGGGCTCGTTGCCGGGTGACGGAGGGTCCGGCGTCGCTTCAAGCTGCGACCGGATGGCGAGGTCAACGCGGTCTTTCGTCGTGGCCTTCGTTTGCTCGTAGGCCGTTTCAAGACGTTCGACGTAGGCCACATCGGCAGCGGGCCACTGGCGAGCGAGATGCAGCACGACAGCCGCAGCGTGGACAGGAATGAGCACGTCATCGGTGATGACGTCTTCATCGAGAATGCCAGTTGCTGCCAGCCACGGCTGCACCATCGCAAGCCACGCCGCGCCAATCGACTCTTCCAGCGTGGTGTCTGTCGACGACGCCAGCCGACGCACGACAGGGTAAAGGTGTTGCAACGTCGTCGTCGTCAACGCAATTGACGTGATGCGCCGGACAACGCGAAACGCCTCGTCCCATTCCGTCAAGATGCCGTCGACGGTAGCCCTGAAGAGCACATAACCGGGGCCAGGCTCGGATGTCTGCGCCGCCGTCAACGCGACGGAGACCTCGAGACCTCGAACCGCGCTTCCGTTAGCGACGTCCGCAAGCAACGGTTCTGCAAGCCACATCTCCGTCGACGTGCCGGTTCTTGTCGCCTCGACAGTCAGCACGCGCCCATGCGTTGCATCGGTGATCAGATACCGTCGACCGGCGACAATGGCGACGGCGCCCGCCAACGTGATCGATTCGTCACCCTCTTGATGTGCGCCCTGTGTCGTCGTCGACAGCGCATCAATGGATGCCGCAACGTAGGCCGTCTCAGGGTCGCGAGAGACCTGCCCCACACGTCGAGCCGTCGCCGACGTAGGCACGCCAGACAGGCGCATCACGTCGTCTCTCAGGACACGCGGATAGGACACTACCGATTGTGTTGTGCCCAGCAGGATGCGTTGCATAGCGGCTTATGTAACACGCCGCTAACGGCCACGCAACGGGATGGCGATTCCGGCATCTAGTAGTTGACGCATCAGGCTGGCCATGTCCTTGGGCGACAACGCCAGCCATGGTCGGGCAGGCATGTGCCCACGCCCGTAGTGATGGATTGCGCCAAGCACACTATGCGTTGGGCTTCGCTTGCCCGTTCGTTTTGCGACACCGTCGACGAATCGGGTAGCGGCGGACGTACCAGCACCGGGCGCAATCACGATGGTGAACCCCTGTTCCGTGACGACGACGGAGACAGCAGCGACGCTACCCAACAGGCCGTTGGTGACAGTGAGATTGACGCCGGGATTGCGACCCGCGCTTGTCTTCGCCAGCAAGTAGTCACGGCTGTAGCGCTTGAATGGCCGGTCCTTGACGTCAATGCCTTCGCCCGTGCGCTCCCGAATCAGGCCAGGCGCCAACGTCGCAACGAGCTTGGCGATGCGCTCCATCGGCACACGGGGAGGACCGCCAGAGCGAGTCACAACGATGCTCATTCCAGAATCTCGATTCCGCGTCGTCGCGCTTCCGCCAACGTGATGGGGCTCCACACATGCCGACAGTTGTAGCCGCCCGCGAACGCATCGACAGGCAGACCTTGTCCGTTGTCGGCTTGCGCTATGCCGGATTCCGTAAGCGCCTTGCCAACGTGGACACGACAGAATGGCCGATTGCGCGAGTCCTTGGGGCCGCTGTAGAGGTAGACCAAATCAACGAGCCCATCGGCAGCTTCCGTCGCCGCACGGATGACAGCCGTCCTCCCAGCAGCCATGACACTGGCGTCGACAGCGGCTTGAGCACGCGTGACGCTTGTCCCAATGGCACCGGCCACGCCTTCGATGAGGTCAGACAGACTTGCGCTTGTCGTCGTGCCTAGCGCGATGGCCTTGCGGATTGTCGACGACGCATCGCCAAACACATCGGCAATGTCGGCTGTCTGCGATTTGACGATGGCGTCGATCTCCGTCACGACAGACACAGGCAGGTCAACACCGCCCAATGCCGCTAGGGCGGATTCAATCGCCCTGTCACGCAACACGCCAGTGATGGCCTTCAGCCCCTTGGCTTTCATCGTCGCGTCAATCTGAGAGGCAACCTGTGCAGCTACACGACCCTGTGCTTTGACGAGCGTGTCTTCGCCGGGGGCGGTGTTGAGCTTCGACAACGCCTTGCGGATCTCACGGTCGAGTTGCTTGCGGATGATCTCAAGGTCAGCCACCGCGTCGTCGGCGATGGCTCCCGTCGGGTTTTTCTTTGACGCCATCAGACAACCACGTCAGGCACCGGAGGTTTGAATCCGTCGAGCCCTGCCAGCATCTCGTCGAGCGTGTCCGTCGAGATAGCGGGGAACGCGGCAACCATGAGCGCCCGTGCCGTCGACGCTGGGAGTGCGCCCGACGAAACAAGTTGGATGATCGACAACAACGATTCGACCTGTGCTCCGTTGAGTGCGGTCCCTTGCACGTCGCCAGTAGCAGCCGCAGCCGTAATGCCTGCATCGACGACGGAGGCAGGCGTAGTCTCAGTGACAGGGACGTCGACAACGTCAACTTCTTCTTCAACATCAACAGTCGTCTCGCGGACCATCGACGCATCAGACGACAGCAACGAGCGCAGTGGTGAAGGTGCATCAACGACGGAGACGTCAGACAGGTACTCTTCAGCCTCAGCCCGGTTGCTCGACAAGCCCAGCATCACACGCGCATCAGCGTCGTCGATAAGGCCCGCCAACTTGAGGTCAAGCACACGTTGTGCTTTGGCGTTGTCGTCTTCGTAGGTCTTGCTCATGCCCATCGAGACCGACGCATAGGCACTGCCAAACGACGACGGCGCCGATGGGCTGTACCGTTCAAGGATGTCGATCAAGACAGGCAACAGATACTGCTCTTCAGTGTGCTTGTAGATGGGTCTCATTTCGGACACGCGTTGCTCATGCGGAGCGTTGGCAATCATCCGCGAGACACCCGACTGTGGCGCGCCAGGCTCGACGCTGTAGGCATCGGGGCTGTTTCCTCGAGACACGCCGAGCTCATGCAAGTCTCGCGTTGCGCTTGTCTCGATTGCCGTGTGGTTGGCGCCAGCCGTCAGGTATTGGATCGTCTCGCCGTTACCGACCTGAACCACCGTCGACGGTCCCGACACCAACTCGGACGTCTCACGCATGGTGCCTGCGTAAATCAGCATCGCGTGGGCCTGCATGTCGATGACATGCTGTCGATTCGACCTCGACACGTTGAGAGAGTCGACGTTGATGATCACGTCACGGTCAGGTTCAGGCCAGAAGCCACCCGACGGCTGTTCCGTCCTGAAGAACACCGCAGGAAAGAGCCCATCGTACACCTCGGACGGTGTCGCCTTGTGGCCGTCCTCAGAGACACGCCGATGGGTCCACGGCCCGTACTTGGCCACGGTGCCGTCGTCGTGCTCGGTGAATGTGCGCGACCACACCCACCAAAGCTCGACAGCCGACGACGTCTGTGCACGGGCCTGACGAAACGCAACGAACCACAGCGACTCGGGCGCATCAGGCGCCGATGGGTGGTTGATCGTGACGACGTCGTGGGGCCAATAGATGTGCGAAACGGGCTTGCCATCGTCGGCGTCGTCGACTTTGCGATAGCCCAGCATGACGACAGCAGCGCGTGCACCCGTGTTGGCGCGGCGTTCGATCTCGGGCATGAGTACGTTGATGCCGATGTCCTCCAACGCTTCGTCAAATGCTTCAGCGCGTGGATCCTCATGGTCAACAGCCACGTCGTCAGCCGTGAACAATTCGCGTTGGGCAGGCTCTGTGTAGACGCCGCTGTCCTGTCGAGCGAAGAAGCGGAGCCAGTTGACGGGGTCAATCGGGATCTTGTCGCCGGTCTGTGGATACCGATCCCTCAGCGCCGCCTTGACAATGCCTTGTTGGTCACCGCTGTACCGCTTGGCGAGGCCACGCACGACCGTCTCGTAGTCGGCAGGCCGTTGGCGTCGACCCGCCGTCAACAGGTCCAGCAATTGCTCAGGCCCCCAAACGCCAGCGTCGGCGCGGATCTGATTGACGATGGCGTCGCTTTCGGCGTTGAGTTTGAGCATGGCACGCACACTAGCATGGTGCGTGTCAAGGGGCTAGGCCACGCGGCCCCAGTCGTCTGTGACGGCGTCGGATTGCGACCTGACGACGTTCGCTTTTCTGTGGACAGGGAATAGCCGATGTGCCGCATAGCCCAGGGCGTCGAGAATGTGCGACATGTCCGAGGCGCCGACTTTCTTTTCGGGTTCGCCATTGCGGTCGAGGGCCTGTGTCTCAAGTGCGCGGCATAGATGCGGGCAGGCGTCGGCGTCGATGGTCAGACGTCGATCACGCAACAGCACGTTGACTGTGTTGACGCGCTCCATGATCGGCGGATTCGCCTTGGGGTGATCGGGACGGAAGCCCGCCTGCAGCAGCAGATGGATGTCGGAGAGTGTCGACGTCGTGTGGAGGCTTGCGCCGCTTGCGTCAGGGTGCGCCTTGATGCGCATCGCGAAGACGTCTTCACGGGTGTAGCGCCTGCATTTGGTCTTCTCCAAGTGCGCCATGATCCAACGAGCGGTCCGCTCGGCATGCTCATCTGTCGTCGTGCCGCCTTGACGGATCACCTCGCCAACGACGTGCAAGACGCGCCTGTCGTCGTCGACCTCAGCAACGATCCACTGCGCATCGCGCACGTTGAAATCGCACCCGATGACGAGACGGCCACGGCCAGGCATGACTGCAGGTGGAGCGCCGCAGTGAATGCGCCGATCGAAACGCGAATAGACGCGGCCACCTCTCGCGGTCCTGACTCCGTCGAGCTTTTCTTTGATCGCCTCATCAGTGCCTAGACGTGACCGCGATTCGTCGACGTAGGACGGAGGCAGAAACGGGTTGTCCGCCGTGCGGATAACGTAGGCCCGTGTCGTCGACGATGGCTTCGCCAACACCAACTCATAGGCAGGCCCGTAGCCCTCGGGGGTGCCGGTCAACAGGGTCTCAAGGGCAGTGCCGGAGCGGACACGCTGCATAGCAGGCACAAGCGCCTCGGGGTCGCAGAGTTCCCACTCATCCGCCCACAGGCCAATGGCGTTGATCCCTTCGACGGCGCGTGGCTTGTCGAGGGACCGACACCAGAACTCAAAGCGCTTTGCTTGCCCGATCTCGAAAATGTGGTCGCTCTTCCATAGCCGATAGGGCAATCGCCAGTCGTCGAGGTAGCGCATCGTCGAGCGCTCCATCACGTCGCGCACCATCGGGTAGCTAGGTTCCGTCCCCAGGATCGGGCCGTGTTGGCCGTGCCTCAGTCCGAGG